ACCTACGTGCTGCATCGCATGGACCGTGAGGATTGTGGCTGTGAAGATGGCATTCCGTGGGAGGTTGACCGCAGTGACCTGGATACCGTGTTGCCGGGCGTCTATCACAAAACCGAACGGGGCTGGGTACCAATCCGCAAGTCTGACCGTCATCTGTTAGGCCAGCGTATTGAAATCCGTTCCCCATTCACCTGTATGCACCCTGACGACGGTGTTGTCTGTCAGAAGTGTATCGGTGACTCGGCTCGTGACATGGACGATGAAGCTAACCCAGGCTTCATGATGACCATTGAGATGAACAAGGACACCACCCAGGATACCATCTCCACTAAGCACATGTTAGCCTCCGCCAACGGTGAAGTCTTTAACGTGGACCCGTTCTATACGGCGTACATCACGAACGAGATTAACCCAAGCGAGCTGACACTGGCTCCCGAAATCTGGAACGCGTTGATTCAGGTACGATTCCACACCAGCGATTTCCTCTCATTAGCGGACATCACTGCCGTGCCGGAACGTGCATTAGCTGAACCTTCACGTATCTCAGAAATCGGCGAGATGGAGCTGACCATCGACCGCCAGGATGGTTTACGTCCTGAACGTCTGGTGGTACCAGTGTCCAAAGGTAGCCTGCGTCCGCACATCTCGAAAGAGCTGATGCAGTACATGGTTGACAACGGCTTTGACGTCATGGGTGACTGGGTCACAGTGGATTTGAAACAGTGGCCATCTGAGAACACCATGCTGACGTTCCCGGAACGCCGTAGCTCTACGCTTGAGCTGTTACGTGACTTCAAGACAGCGATATTCATGACAGACCGCGCATCGCGACTGCGTGCGAAACGTGATATCAATGACCCTGAAGTACTGTCCGACTGCCTGAAAGAGTTGTCCGATATCTCCAACCGCAAGTTTACGGTAAACCTCAGCATTACCATGGTCATCATGTATTGCATGACCGTGCGTAGTATTCGCCAGAGTGACTACCGTCTACCGAAACCTTGGACGAGTCGGATGTTCTGTCCGCAGTCACGTATCATGACCGGTCGCAGTCTATCGGGTAAACTGGCACACTCGCGCCAGTATGAACTGATACCTGACCCGCGCTCATATGTGGACAAAATGCGTGTTGGACATAACTTTGACTATTTGTTGATCCCGGTTGACGAGTGGCGTCAACGCAATCGCGAGGAACTAGAGGCTAGAGGGATAACGCCTAGATTCAGACTGAAGTAACATAGCGCTCCCTTACACCCCTGTGGGTGTAAGGGAGCTATGCTGCATCATCTATAGGAGGTTTATTTCTCTCAGCAATACATTCGTATACCTAACACGACTTATCGTCATACGAGACGATACAGGGCCTTAGAGACACTCTATATGCCCTGTGTGCAGGTATCTTTTCACGACAACCTGCAACAGTATGTACGATACCTCGCTAAGGAGCTCTGGATGCTACCCGTACAGACCGAATTCAATATTACTGTCTATTCACACTTCTTCATTACTCAACCCATCAGCGCCAGGGCACGTGCAGCTAATCGCGATTTCCTACTGACCCTCGTAGAGCATAGCCTCACGAAGAAACAGGGACGCTGGACCACCGAGCCGGATAAGACCTACGCCTGGAAGGACGAGCGCCGTCAGCGCTACCACCTGCACATCAACTGCTATGACGATTACATGCATCACCTGCTGTCGCGTGGATTCCAGGAGGAGGAGCTAGGGATTCACGTTGAGCCCCTGTTTACCCCTGCTCCGGCAAAGTTCTCGGTCGTTGACACCTACATCCCACGTGAAGCGCAAGCACCCGTTATCAAAGCAGCTCTCGAAGCAGTGAAGCAGTTCGCTATCACAGCACAGATGGGCGGCGGTAAGACATTGATGTTCATGTTCATCGCCGCTGCCATGGGCGTACGGTTCTCCATGCGCTCGAAAGGTGGCTGGTCTGGGCGCTGGGCTACGGCGTTTACCGAGTACCTCGACTTTACAGAGAACGACTACGTCATCTGTAATGGGGCCAAGGCGTTATACAGTTACATCAAGAAACACCGACAGGGGAAAATGGACCACATCAAAGCGGTCTACATCTCCAACGGGGCTATCCGTTCCTTGATTAACGATTACGGCACAGAGGAGCAGGACGATGCGATGGGCGGTATCATGCCGCCCTGGGAGTTATACCGCACCTTAGGCATTGGGTTAGTGGGCGTCGATGAGGCACACCTTGAGATGCACACCCACGTACTGGCTGACCTGATGACCCATACCGTCAAACGCATTGCGCTGACAGGTACGCTCGAGTCACGTGATACCTTTAAGCAGAAAATCTACCAGATGTATCTGCCTAAACATCTCCGCCGTGACTTAGGTGCACTGCATGTCTACGTGAATGCATTCGAAGCACAGTACAACCTCTCTAACACGAAACCGTTTGAGAAGGTCATCCGTGCCACGGTCTACTCGCACAACGAGTTTGAGAACGTTATCCTCAAGCACAAAGAGATGCTCGAGCGTTACATGGAAGCCTGGTACCGCTACATCGTACGTACCTGGATGGCGAACCGTATCTACGACTCGAAAATCATTGTCTTCTGTGGCCTGGTGGAAATGGGCGCGCATCTGACAGAGTTCCTGAAACGCCGCTTCCCTGACTTGCGGGTGGCGCAGTATAAAGCAGGTGACTCTGATGACGTGCTGGAAGATAACGACATGCTGGTCTCCACGGCATTGAAAGCCGGTACGGCTGTGGATATCTCACGCCTGACCCGCGTCTATAATCTCATCTCAGTAGACTCACCAAATACCTTGTTGCAGATTATGGGCCGTTTGCGTTTCCTGAAGGATATGGCAGACGAAGGCTTCCATTACCATCAGGGCGTGTGCATGGATATTCCGAAGCAGGTTGATTACATGACGAAGCGTAAACTGGTACTGGCTCCGCGTGTTATTGACATTCGCCCGGAATCACTCGAGCTACTCCTCTGAGCAGCATAAAGCCCCACACACCCTTGCGGGTGTGTGGGTACTTTCTTTTTTTTTTCTTACTCAGGGATTTCCGGCAGGTTGTTAATGAGATCTGCCGCCTCTTTTGCCGCCACTTCTGAATCATCCAGAAGCTTGTGAGCAATGTCGTACGGCAGGTCCATGAACTCTTTCCAGGAGAGACCGTAGTTCTTCAGGATATTCGCCTTACGGTATCGCACGATGTAGAGGTCGTACATGCCTTTGTTCTGCGCCTTGGTGAAAGGCTGCATGGCAATGGGTGCATGTGGGTCTCGTGCGAGGTCCGCTGGGGTGTAAATCCCTTGGTCTAGGTCGTAGGCATCTCGGAGCTTGATGGCAGCATCGATTGCTGAGCTTGCTGTGCCAGTATTGATAAGCGCCGTGACTCGTTCTCCAATACCTGTTGTACAGAAGCGTGCATCCCTGACGTTTCGAGGTCGGTGATCGGCTGGATTCCACTGAGCATGAGCCTCTGTTGCAACAGGGTAAAAAAAGTTGCTCCGACCTTGATAGGGATTACGATGCGCGCCTCACCCTGATCGTCTAAGTGGTAGTTGCCACACTTAGCACAGCGCATGTTACGATAGCCGTGCACGACGACTTCGATTTGAGCGATGTAGTCCTGGATAGATTTAATCAAACCCG